CGAATTTAAAGTTCCTGAAGCCACGGTTTGGCTTCTGTTGATCGTGTAAGTTCCCGTCCCGCCCGTTCCCGTGCCAAGCGCAGTAATCACGGTTTCAGGCAATACCCCAATTCCATACAAAGACTGATTGATGGCAATTGTTCCGCTAGAAACGGTTGTCACGGTCAATGTTGTGCCGCTTGTTGAGCCTGTAAATATAGCTGCTGCGGGGCTTGATATGTACCATGTGTAACGATAAGCACCGTCCACAATGTAAACATTAACCCCGTTGTCGGTAATCTTGACTATTCCAGAACTGGAATTAAGCTGCCCAATCACAGAGGGTACAAGGTTAGCTGTCAGCGCATAGACGTAAGGCCCACAGACCGCAATCAGCTGCTCACCGCCTGAGACAGCATGAAGCCCACGAACTTCTTGTTGGTTAGGGAAAACAGCTTTGACGGTTAAGCCTGGCGTTGGATAAAGCGCAATCACCCCACGCTCACCTTGTTGTTTAACAGGGTCAACTTCAGGAAAGAAATTGATGCACTCTTGGGCATCTTGGTAGATGCTTGGTGCTTCGTATGATGCGCCTACAAAACCGAAATCTGGCATTATGTTATTTCTCCATATCTTTCACCATCCCGAATTCTGCGGATAGTGGATTCGCCAACGCTGTAGCGCCTGGCTATCTCGGCAATATAGTGATGTGGCAATAATGCTCGTATTTCTCTGACTTGATCTTCAGATAAAACACGCCTTTTTAAATTAGCCAAACCCGTTTTAGACTGGCTCATTTTACGCTTTGTTTCATCAGAAAGCACTACACCTTTACGGGGTGACGTAACGCCTTTGCGGGTAATTGCCCACTTAGCTTTTTGCTCATCTGAATGGGTTTGGCCTTTAAAGTTAACGCCCCATGTTGAAGCGCCAAACTTATTGCCCTTCATTTTTTCTCTGTGGGTTTCTGTATGCTTGTAACCTGATGCACCTTCACCGCCATCAGTCATGTTGATCAACTTAATTCCAAGTTTTTTGTTTTGATCAATACATTCAGATTCAACCAAAAATGCCAATTCTTCATCAACATCTTTAACAACAAAATCAATTTGCAAACCATGCTTGGCAACAACATTTTTCCAATATTGACTGCGGTTGCATTTTGTAAAGGCACGCTTACCTTTACCCTTCCCAATGTAAAAAATTGAGTTAGTGTCTGCTGTTTTATGTTGATAAACGTAATACATAGTTCTAATGTTATTTAGAAATGTACTAAATAAAGCCTCCGGTGAGGATCCAGCCTGCGTCCTTTGACTTGTTAACCAACAAGGCATCAGGATAACGTGCCACTTGCAATGGCGACATATTGGTGCGTTTCAGGGTAGCTTTGGCTTGCCCTGCAAACGTCTGAATCATCGCAATTTGCGTTGCAGAGGCTTTGCCATACATGGGCATTAAACGCTCTGCCAAACACCATCTGAGAGCCATTGAATAGCCTTGTGGCAGCGCTATGTCCTCATACATTGAGTCGTAACGGCTAAACAAGGTATTTGCAAACAAGTGCATTTCGCCCTGGGAGGGGCTAGGCCAAATAAATAGATTGCCCGAATCAGCGCCTGGGTTAAAGTAAACCGCCTTGGGCCACGGGCCACTTAGCGTCTTTAAACCAATCATTTGATAACTGTGCAGTTCCAAAACCGACATTGGGTAATCAAGTCCACCGCCTGTAATCGGCTGACCGTTAGATGTGGTGTTAACCCTGACAAACGCAGAATCAATGTTTAGTGGCTTTTGGTAGTAAGCGGTGATTGAAGTGGATGCAACGGTTTGATTGATGTTGACTTGGTAAGTGCCTGTTTCATTGATGTTGCCACCCGCACCCGTCAAAAATTGCGTAATCTTTGTTCCCGCTGTGATTCCTGTGCCACTTAAGGTTTGCCCTTGGGCAATAGCGCCTGAAGCTATGGCAGTCACGGTCAGGATATTTCCTGAAATTGAGCCTGTGAAAGACGCACCGATAAAGTTTTGAGTCGATGGGTTAGGGCCAATTGTGTATTGGGTTTGTCCTGAAATGACGGGGCAAATGATTTCTGTGACATTGAAAACCATCATGTTTTCGTTTGACCATTGGTCAATTATGTCGTTCAGCATTTCAAACGCATCAAGCGCTGCGTCAGGAGTCGGGGTTTCACCAGCTTCTAATGCGCCAATGTCTTTTAGCGCTCGGCTAACAATGTCAAAAGGCACAGCCATAGTGTTTCCTTACATTTCCACGGTGAAAGTCTGAGGCTGCCAGGGCGGGGGCGTAAACTGGCTTTTGCTCAGAGAATCTAATTGTTCTTGTAACCTTGATTTTATTACGCAAACGCCATCTCGCATAGTCTCTTTTTCAATCCAACCAACAATCATTTCCTCTGTCACTTGATCAAAGGGTGTAGATAGTTTTGGGCTGTCAAAAGTCCAATAACCCTCTGTCTCAACAGATAGGTCATCTTCCTTTGCAATCACATGATATTTAGCACAGAGAATCAAACCATCTTGGGCTTGTGTTCCTGTGATTGACCATTGGTAGTTCATGGCGACCAAGGAAGTGGTGTGTTAGCGGGGCTAACTGGAGGTGTAATCATTGAGTCAATCTGACCCTGCACACAGGCTTGTGCGCTCGTGATGGCTGACTCAGGAATCCAACCAATGACGATTGCTTCTGTAAGACTTGAATAAGGTGTAATTGCACCTTGTTGGTCAGCAGAATTAAATTGTGTATTGCCATCAATGTAGACTGTATGCGTACCATCAACGCCAGTTACACGCCATAGCGCATTGACCACATAGTTAGGGTCAGGCTGTTGCAATGTGTACATTGCTGTGATTGTGGTTGTGAAAGTTGTCATGTCAGTCCTTATGGATGTGATGCTTTGTAAGCGTCAAATTCTGCTTTGAGTTCTTGAATTGCCTTGACTAAATATGGGACTAAGTTTGGCTGAATACCCATAACTTCATCATCGACCCACTCTTTTTCAGCTTCATTAGGTGCATGATAAATAATTTGGTCTGGCAAAATTTGTTGGAATTCTTGAGCAATAAAACCAACTTCATGCTTGTCGTTTTCTTTGTAATCAAATTCAACAGGGCGCAAAGCAGTAATAACACTCAAACCATTGGCAACATCTACAACATTCTTTTTAATGCGTTGATCGGAAGTAGTTGACCAAGAAGCAGAATTATTACCTTGATAAATACCGCCATAAGTAGAGCCGTTATACGCAACAATAAAGCCTGTGTTTGAGCCTTTACCAGTTGTGTTTGGTGTCCCAATAACTAATTCGTTTGTGTCTGTTGCCGCATTAGGTTGTGCGTTATAACCAAGGAATACGCCATTAGTTCCACTTGTAAGAGTGCCTCCAGCGTAATATCCAAGACCAACACTTCCTTGTCCTGCCCCTGTATTGTTATATAAAGCCTGATAACCTACGGCAACATGATAAGAACCAGAAGTGTTTAAACCAAGAGCATCATTCCCTATGGCAACACACCCAGAAGCAGAAGTAATACTTTTAAGCGAATTATTACCAACAGAAACATTGACACTACCATTTGTTGAGCCACTTACACCATATTGAGAATTTCTACCAATTGCTACATTACCATCACCTAATCCATAATAAAATGCTTGATAACCAATAGTTGTTACAAAATTACCAACTCCAGAACTAGATAAACTATATGCGCTTTGATAACCCAAACAAACATTTCCTGCTGAAGTAACAATGTTATACCCCGCTTGATAACCTACAGCAGTGTTGTTTGATGCTACGGTGTTAGCGGTAAGTGCAGAACGGCCAATAGCAACATTAAATTGCCCACTTGTATTGGCTTGTAGGGATGCCGTGCCAACAGCAGTATTATCTCCACCCGTATTATTTTCAAGTGAAGCATGACCAACCGCAGTATTGTCAGAACCAGAAAGCACTAAATTAAGAGCGTTACGCCCAATAGCGGTGTTTCTTGGCCCTGTTGTAACAGTTTGCAAAGCAAGATAACCAACGGCAGTATTGTTAGCACCAGTCGTATTAGCCGCCAAAGCACTTATTCCTACTGCGGTGTTCTGTAACACAGCACTTGCGCCCTTGCCTACTGTTAGACCATTGACAACAGCGTCAACAGTAAATGTCTGCGTTCCCGCAAAGGTCTGCGCTGCCAATGTTGCAATGGTGCTTGCAACAGCGGGGACGTTTAAGTTAAAAGTCGATGCTGTGTTTGGGCCAACCAAGTTGACTGCCCCGCCTAATGTTGCTTGAAAAACAAGTTGTCCCATGATATTTCCTTACGGTGCAATGATTAGCTGATTGGCGGTTAAAGCGCCTGTGCTTGGGTTGTATTTTAACTTTGTTGACGAAACTGTCTGTGGCAAATTACCCGTTGTATTACTTACAAATGTTGGGTAATAAGTCGCATTTGTCGTTGTGTCGTCTGTGATCGCAGTATTTGTTGCATTTGTTGCGGTTGTTGCACTTGTCGCAGTTGAGGCATTACCCGTCAACGCACCCACAAAAGTAGTGGATGTAACAGAAGTCAAACCCACAAACGTAGTCACAGTCGCACCCAAAGCCACCGCAGTTGAGCCAATCGTGACGCTAGAATTAACCAAGGCAGCGTTAGGAATGCTTGTCAGATTAGCACCTGAACCGCTAAACCCTGTGGCTGTCAGAATGCCCGTAGACGGGTTAAATTGGTACTTGGTAGAACTGACAAACTCAGTCGTTAAATTACCCGCAGTAACGGCTGCAAACAAGGGATAACGGGTTGCGTTAGTGGTTGTGTCATCAGTAACCGTTGCATAAGCTACAGGAGTCACCCAAGTTGGGGCTGATGCACCATTAGACTGAAGCACTTGGCCTGACGATCCTGTTGAACCCGATACCGCCAAAGTGCTGCTGAAATCAATTGTCGTGAACTTAGCCGTTGATGCCGTAGTAGCACCAATGGACATATTATTAATTGTGCCAAGGTTTGTCGGGGCAATCTCAATTGAGCCTGTCCCTGTTGGCTTCATGTGGACATGACCCGTCCCTGTAGGGCTTATGTCAATCTGAGCATTTGCGCCATTGATGTTAGTGGAAACACTTAATGTAAGGTTATCACCACCGCCCGCACCCCAAGACAATTGACTTGTGCCGCCCGAATTACGCAAAGCACCGCCCGCACTTGTAGCGGCCTCAAAGAACGGGCCAACAAACTTAGTTGTTGCCGTGATTGTTGTGCCTCTTACCGTGTTAGCCGTTGTTCCACCAATCGCAGGGGGCGCTGACAAATCTAATGTGCCGCCCAGAGTAAGGTTTCCAGATGTGGTAACTGTGCCACTTAGGGAAATCCCTGAGACTGTGCCTGTACCGCTGACAGAAGTCACAGTTCCTGTTGTGGGGGTTGCCCAAGATGGGACTCCGCTTGCCAGGGTTAAAACTTGACCGTTTAACCCCGCAGCCAACATTGCAGTTGTTGCCGCAGCGCTTTGGTAAGGAACTGAACCCGTTGCACCACCCGCTAAATTTGTTGCTGTTGTCGCAGTTGTGGCAGTTGTTGCCGTTGTCGCTGTGGCTGCATTACCACCAATGGATAAACCGCTTGCTGTGCCTGTTAAACCCGTTCCAGCACCATCAAACTGAGTGGACGCAGTAATTGTGCTGCCACCCACAGTCGAACCGCTAATGGGCGTTCCTGTAATCGTCCCGCCCGTAATTGCTACATTGTTGGCGTTCTGAGTGGACATTGTTCCCAAACCCGAAACTTGGGTATTGGCAATGGCAATGTTTGTGTCAGCCAAAACAGTCAGTTGGCCTTGTGCGTTAACTGTGGCTGTCAGGGTTTTAGATGCAGACCCATAGGCAGCAGCTGTCACGCCTGTGTTTGTAATTGAAAACGTGTTAGACGTTAAAGTTAACCCCGTCCCCGCAAAGTATGTCCCCGTTCCTGAGAACTGAACAAACGTGATGGCGGTGACGTTGATTGTGCCTGTTGTCGCAGAAGTGGAAACCCACCCTGTGTTTGCATTGACAGAACCACCAATAACAACGGTGTAAGCGCCTGGCACTTCTGCCCACACATCCATGTCAGTCGCTCTTGTCCAAGTGGACGCAGAAGCCACATAAATGCCGTTTTCATACGATGTGCTTTGATTTTTAACCAGGACACGATCACCCGCCAAAGTGGTGTAAGTGTCGATGGTTTGCAGACCCGACAAGGTAATGTTTGCAGTCGTTCCGCATTTAACCGCTTGCTTGGGGTTTAGCCCTTGGGCAACGCTATCAACATAGAACTTGTTGGCAATGTCTGTGTTGGCAGTTGGGGAAGTGGTTACTTGCCCCGTTGTTGTCAAAATGCTTGTAAAAACACCCGTAGATGGCACAGAAGCACCAATTGTGGTGCTATTGATTGTGCTGTTTGTAATGCTCAGTCCCGATTGAGACGGGTTCAAAGTGGCGTAAAAAGGCTGACCCTGACCAATAAATGTATTAAACGTATTGTCTAAATTAAACAGCGCCTGGACAGGCAGAATGTTTTGATCTACTGTCTTGGCAGGGTCAGCCATAGCGCCTCTTTATGATTGATCGCCAACAGGGGTCACATAAACAATTGACGGGCCAGCGGCTGAACCAATCATGCGGACGTAATAAGGGCTTGCGGGTACTGCCAAGACAATTGGAACTGTCATAGAGGCGGGTAACACAAAGTTCCCTGTGGTTGAACCGCTGACGGGCAAGACTGCCGCAGCCACGTTAGCATCGCCAAGGCTCACAGCAACATAGGTAGCACCCGTGTTGATGAAAGAGGCGTAGTTAACTTGGTCATTAGTGCTTGCAGTAATCAGCGTTGCAGCAGTAGAAGTCGCACCCACCGAAATGGCGGTTGTGACTCCTACGGGGCGCAATACAGTTGTATTAGACATGATTAACCAGCCGTTGTGGGTAATGGGCCTTCAAAACGAATCACATCCACAATGTATGTGCCAGCGGTAGGGGTTAACGATCCCGCAGTAACATTTCCAAATTGGATGCTCAATGTATTGTCGGCAGAACAACGTGCGTCAGCGATAAAAACACCCGCTGTTTGAGCCGCTTGACAAGCCACCAAAACGTGATCTGTTGACAAAAGACCTGGCACGGTGAATGTTTGAGCCGCTGTGGTAGCTGTGGCAACTGCGGCAGGGGTCAAAGACGGGCCAAGATAAAATGTTTGCAAAGCATTGCCACGGGCTAGGGTAGTAGAGGGCATGATAATTCCTTTTCAAGAATGGTTAAATTGTAACGCTAAATAAAGAAAAAGCCACCCCTTTTGAGAGTGGCCTTTTTTTAAACTGAACTCAAATTACCAAGAAAGTAATGGAGAAGTTTGGCCATAACCTGTAGAGGTACTTGGGCGCTGAACTGACACTAGGTAAGTACCTGATGCGGGTGTAACGCTTGCGGCAGTTGGGTTAACAAAACGAATTGTCAATTGGTCAGCAGCAGAGACATAAGCGTCAAGAACGCCTACGCCAGCAGTCTGAGCGCCATTGAAAGCTACTGAAACAAAATCACCAACCACCAAACCAATGCCTGTACTAGCAAAGTTTTGGGCGGCAGTTGTAATTGTTGCAACAGCGGAGGGAGTGAGAGTCAAAGAAAAAACACCACCTTTGACCACGTTGGTCATTGGGGCAAATGATTCTTGGGTGACTGTCGTTGCTGGTCCTGGATTAGCCATGATAATTTCCTTAAATTGAGTTAATAACGGGGGGTGATTAGCCCCCCTTGACCATTAGGCTGCAACTCGGCAAGCGAGTTCAGGATAGAGGGGCGCCCATCCATACAGAACGTCCAAACGTGTAGGAATGGAGTCATTGTTGATGGTGTACTGACGCACAACACGCATTGACAAACCGATTTCCTTATCGCTTGCACGACCCGCAAAATGCACACCTTCAGGCAATTCCAAATCGGCTACTGCCAATGTGAAAGCATTGCGGTGCATGATGATGTTCTGTGGGGAAACAGTACCAATTTTATTGAACTGAGTCACAGCGGCTGTGGCAGAGGTTGTAGGAATAGACACGTTTTGGAACTGACCCGCAGTAATTACGGCAGGGCTAACCACAACAGAGACAGAAGAACCAGAAGCAATAGCAACGGTAGACTTCACAACAAAGTTGCGGAGTTTGTTTGTGCCATAAGCCTGACGATTCTGTGGGTTAACTGCGAAAACGCCATCAATCTGAATGGTGTCGCCAGCATTCAAATTCATTGTTCCCGTGTTAGCCGCTGTCAAAGTAATAGTGCTTGTAGATGCCCAACCAGAGGTCAGGAAGCCCGTTGCAGTTGTGGTAGCAACAGAAGCAGTCACAGTAGTAGTGGAGTTAGAGCCAAAGGTTTGGCTTACCACGTTCTGATCCATCTTCCAGTTCATGCCCGCAGAGTCACGGCCCATCAAACCCTTACGGTACTGATCGCCAATGGCTTCTTGAGGAACAAACAAACCCTTCAAGCTATCAACAATGGTTGCTGATGTGAAAGGCTCAACGATGCAAGACCTACGACCGTCACGGGGTGCGCCTTCTGAGTCCAGATATGCACCAGCAGTCAGGTATGTAATCAAGCCTGTGGGCGGTGTACCAGCTGTGCCAACAATGTTAGCGGTTTGCAGAGTAGCCATAGACATACCGTCACGGTCAATCTTGTTGGCAATCGCTGCAATAGCGGGCTTCAACACACGGTCAGAGAACATATCCAAGGACAATGCCAAATCTTGTGTGGTGAACTGGGTGTCAACGTGAAACTGTGTAGACAAAGTAACGGGGACTGATGTCTCGTTAAAGTCTTCAACATTCAGCGCAGGGCCAGTTGTACCAATGAAACGACCAGGCTTGCGGACATTGACTGTGTTACCAATCTTTGCACCGACAACAGCGAACTGATCGTCATAGTTGCGGTCAACTTCACTTGTGAAAGTCAACTCATTTTCCAAAACCATCAACGCTTCGTTGGTGATCTTGCTTATCGTCAATAAATTATTAGCCATTTTTGGACTCCAAATAGATTAGGTTTACCGAATTTTTCCCGCTTTGCGTGCCAATTTCCACGCCTGATAACTACCATGCCATTCGCCATTAGCGGACATAGGAACATCAGGCTGACCTTGACCACCACGAATCGGTTGAATCGGTGCTGGTGCTTTACTTCTTACAACAGGGGCTGTCTGCTTAGTTTCAGGCTTTGCCTCAAACTTTGCTTCTAGTCTCCCAATCTCTCTAAGCGCTGCATTCGGACTCAAGCTGGCAATTCTTTTGGCTAGGTCATTGTTTTCAGCTAGGTGATACAGGATTCTTGGGCCTACATCACTCTCCAGAATTGCATCTCGGACTGCGTTGTTTACAACTACGTCACTAGATGCGACCAAATCATCAAAATCGGGCATTTCTGCTTTGGCTTCCTGAACCTTCTGCGCCCAAGATTGGATAATCTTTTGCTGCGCTTCCTGTTCTCTCGCCTGGGCAACTTGCCTGTCCCGTTCCGCTAACGCCTTTTCTGTCGAAAACTCAGCTAGAGCCTTCGCATATTCAAACGCATCAGCGAACTGGCTTGGTTGTGGCTCTTGATCAATGTAAGACTGCTGTTGAGGCTGTCTTTGTTGTTCTAGTGCCGCCAAACGCTGTTCTAAATCTACCCTAGCTTGGCGTTCCCGCTGGGCTTCTTGCCTAGCTTCCTCACGTTGCTTGGTTATCTCTGAGAACCGCTTTTCAAGTTTAGGATTTTGCTTACGCTCACCCTCTTGGTTTGCTTCCTTTTCTGCCTCTTTCGGTTCACTCTGTTCTTCCTCGGCTACTGGCTCGGGAGTTTCCTCAACCGCCTCAGTCTCCGCAGGGGATTCAGCTAAACCTAATCTGTTTGCATAAAATTCTGCTGCATTCTCGCTTGTCAATACTTGACCCGCTTCTTTATCGGACATACGTTTCCCAACGATTTGACCCTATGAACCTCATAGGTACGGTTTAGTGGTTTTTACCACAAATTTATTTAAAACTCAAATAGCCCGTTCTGTTGCCTCGGCATTCGCTGTGTTTAATGCGCCTTTGTCCACTTGAGCCAACAAAAGCGCAATTTCTTGTTTCATGCGTTCAATTTCAAGCTGCGTCTGTGTCCTGATAACCGTGTCGTTTGCTTGGCCTTCCACACGCAATTGCATTTCGGCACGATCACTTTGTTCACGAATTTGAGCCTCATCAATTCTGCCTTGCTCTTTCATCATGGTGCGTTGTGTCTCGGCTTGTTGTTTAAATTGCTCAACGTCCATGCGACTCTGTAGCATCATGTCTCTAGCCTGAACCGCTTGTGTAAGTTCCTGAATCTGCTTCTGCGACATAGCCAGCTGCATTTGAACCTGGGGAGGAATCTTAGACTTATCATCAATCTGAGCCATTGGGTTAGCAGCTGCCAAACGGTCAGCAATAATGTCAGCACCAGGCCAATCCATGTTTCTAAACACCAAATCTCCCGCCACTTCCATAAGGCTAGGCGCAGCTGACAACAATGGCAGCATATTGTCCACGGCTTCTTGACGCTTACTGTTGTAGCCTGGGCCTGTTTCCATGACCACATCATATTGACCAACGCTAATGTCATTCAGCACTCGGCCCACAGAGTCCCGCTGATTGATCGTCAGCAATTCGGGCTTGCCATCGTCACCAATTATCCGCATCACACGTTCTGTGTCGTAAATCTTGGGGATTAAATCTAGGCAAATCTTGCCAACGTGAGCAATTGAACGGGTCAAATTGTCGTAATAGTCAAAGTTTGTCAGGTCAACTTGTTGTTGTTGACCGTTTAATGCTTTGCCTGAAATGTTGCCTTGACCAAGCTGTGCAGGGTCAAACACGCCCATGATTCCCTTAATGTCGTTGTCCACACCCATAGCCGCAGCCATGATGCCCGCTTGTGGCGGCTCGGGTTGCAGCCTTGTTGGGGGAGGCGCTGGGCGACCGTCAATGTCAGTCTGTTTGTATCGCAGAAGTGGGAAAGACTTAATATTGGCGTTTGTCCAATCGTTTTCGTGTCCCTCATCTTGGCCTTCAGCAAGCAGCCATTTGGCTTTGGGTGCTAATGCCACGCCTTCTGTGATGGAAGTCTGCCAAAAGTTATACATCCGCTGTGGGTCTTTGGCATAGCGAATCATGCCAAACTTTTTGCGCTTGTCACCAATGACAATGTGTCTGCCATAGACGGGAACAATAGGAATGTATTTGCCCGCCCAATCCCGTTCTTCCAAAACTTCAACCGCAGTTAATTTGCAGTATTTAATCGTTTTCTTGTAAGACTCACGGGTATCAACTACTTCAATGCCGTAATTAGCCAGGCGTGTAAAGAAATCTTTGTCATCAGCAAATGTCGCTGTGCCATCGCTCAAAAGGTACAGTTTTGCCTTTTCTTTGACTGTGTAGTAATACTCAGCCAGGCGAATATCTTCTTTGGTGATCCACTCTGATTGTGAGTCGCCCGTTCCACGCTGGGTGAAACTTGTGCCGCCATCTTCTGCGTCAGGGTACAACTTTCGGAATTCATCCTTACGCATCATTGTTGTAATCAAACAACGGTCAGCATCAGACCCGTCTGGTAGGACTGAATTAGGGTCAAAGTAAACGGTAAAGGGATTGTCTATAGCATCAATATAAATTTCTTGATCAAACGAATCCTCTGAAATATAGTCAGTTCTGACCCGCATATAACCCCAACCCATGCGAACTGCGTATTCAAACGCATTGTCGTAAGCATGGTCAGCGTTGGAGTTAACCTCAATGTGCCGAATAATCCCGCTAATGGTCTGTGCGTCAACCATGTCCTCATGCGTGTTTGTGGCATGAACCTTAATTCGGGGGCGCTGCTGTCTCTGCTGATTAGAAACTTGGCGGCAATAATTGTCCACCTTGTTCACCACGATAACGGGGCGTGACTCAAGATTGCGGGAGTTTTGCAGCTCTACAGGCCATTGATCACCAGCACCAAACTTCAGGTCATCTAACGCCTCTTGACGGTTCATTGTGTCTGCGTCATTAGCAAACTTAAGAAAGTCAATTGCTTCCTGAATTCGTGGATCGTAATCATCAGCCATGATGTTGCCCTAAGTGATTTGGAGTCATTTTAACTCATCCAAGAATGTTGGCTACCATAATTTGCAGTTGGTCTTGGCCTTCTTCGCTCTCTAGGCTCATTAACCATTAAACCAATATATCTAAACGCATCAGCGCCATGCGAATAATTGTCATGTAGTGGCGTTCTGCTGAATTGTTTAGTATCTGGGTCTACATCGTAACGGTAATGGCGTAAGCATTGCAAGCCTTCGTGACAGTTCTC